GACCACGAGCTCTGGTATCTTTTTTCGTGGTTGAAGAAGTAATCGAGAAAGGGCTTAAACCTGTTGTTGTTTCGTCTTGAGAAGGAAAACGCTTCACGGCCAACGTTACCTTAGCCGTACCTTCTAATACTTTGAAGTCCGGTACAAAACGTCGAACAGCTAAAAACTGTTCACCTTCGGTACCTTGTCCTTCTAAATCAAAATCATAAGATTGTACAAAAGAATTAATCGCGGTGCTCGATCCGTCTGTATTAACTTGATTAACACCTGTTTCATGTTCAAAATATGTGGTGCCGCCTAGTCCTGTATCTCCTTGAATTACCGGAAAGGTTCCGGTATCACTTGATACAAAAGACGTTGCATACGGTTTCGGATAAATTTTCGAATCCATCCAAGAGGTACGACCCTCTGAACTAGTGTACCATATACCCCCAGGGACCTGTGCTCCTAAAGATTCTAAATAATTATATGCCACAAGTTTGTTGTTAAAACTTTCTCCCGATGCAGGATACCACCAAATAATCTCGGTAAACAGATTATTAACACCAGCTGTAATTTGTTGTCCTTTGGTCAAGTCAATATCATCATAGACAAAGTCTTCTACAGAACACGGTAAAGATTTCACTGTACCGTCGAATAAGAAGAAACCGTTGTTACTCATCCAATAAGCAACACCGTCTATTTCGACAGCTGCATTCTTACCAATTAAACCACAGTTTGTGCCAACTTGTTCAAAGCCAAATGTAAAAGGCGCACCAATAAACTTCATGGTGTACAAAGCAGTGTCGGTCCATATCAAAATAGTTTCTTTTGCTTTCAAAGCACCAATAATTTTCGTTCCGTCTTGTAATCGTTGAGTACCTGCGGCGTTAATAGCAGAAGGTGCAAACGTATTAATGTCTTCTTGGTCAGAGAATCTTATAAACATATTGTCTTGAGTGCTGGTTGTGCCAATTGTTGTTTCTGTTCCTAAGTGAATTAAGTGTCTTGTGGTAGGAGAGATAAGAGTAGTTCTAGAAGCTGTGGGATTATTAGACGTAGAAAAGTCTGTTGTGCTCGTTGATGCTCGTACTGAGGTAGCACTAGTTGCTCCAGCATTCCATGTAAAAGTTTTTCCGTTGGCGATAGTGGCCACTAAAACTTGACCAAAGTTATCTAAAGACCAAAGACCAGGTTCAAGTTCTACTTGATCTGCTTGAACAGCAACACCCCATCCTTGATAATCTGATGCATTTGTTACCGTAGTACCATCACTATGAGCTGCCGTGGAGCTACCACTGACCCCTCTTGTAATTCCTGTTAAATCATTTGATGAGACACCGGTATAAGAAATTAATTCATCTTCAACAATAATCGTGCCAGAAGTAGGAAAGCCTGTTGCACTAGTTAAAGTAATCGATGTACCCGTGCCTCCTGTACCATTACTATCATTAAGTAAAGCTCCGTTTAAAGTAGTGGCAACAGCAGAATCAGCTGTACCACCCCAATTACCAACACCCCAACCATAACCATAGGTTTGTTCTTGAGGACCCACGACTTCGTAAAAATCACACGTCATCGAACCTCCTGTTGCAACAGTGGCTGTAGCGGCAGAAGGAGCGGTAATTGTAAAAGTAGTTGTGCTGGGCACTGTAATAATTTCAAATTTTTTATCTTCAAAGTCAGAAGCGCTGAGTCCCGTACCACTAGGTAGAGTCACGGAATCTAACTGCACAATATCTCCAGCGGATGCGCCATGTGATGATGATGTTGTAATCGTCACGGAAGTAGAAGCATTCGTGGTTGCCATTGTCGATGATGTCAGAGAACTTCTAATAGGTGTAATATCAAAAAGCTGACCTTCAAAGTACAACAAGAGAAACTTGTCTGTGCCTAAGGCCACATATCGATTGCCATCTAAATCTGTGAAAGGATGTTGTGCTCGGACAACACCGACAATTTTATCAGGTAAAAGAGAAGACCATCCTCCGACTTTTTCCGGTAGACCATATCGAAAGCGAACATTATTGGAGTCCACAAATCGACGCTCGGCACCTTTCGTGGTGTCCTGTTTGTCTATCCCAGGTAAGAAGTCTAAGGTAATAAGAGCCATGAGCGCTCCTTAAATTTTGTCTTTATAAGACCATCCGCGAGTCGCGTTCAAATACACTAAAGTAAACGCAGCTCCGTTTGTGGATACTGTTAAATCAGAAGCAGCACTATTAATATTAGAGCTGTTTCGACCGACGGTAAGATTGTTAGAACCAAAGGTTCCTTTGGCGTCAATAAAGGTAACTTCATCACCGACACTTGGAGATGCCGGAAGTGTCATAGTCAAAGCAGAAGCACTGGTATCAATAATTAATTGATCGCCGTCCACGGCTGTGTATGCACTAGAAACAGAATTGTATCCTTTTTCTAAACTAACTAAATTTATATTAGTACCATCAGAGTAGACTACCATCTTGGAACCGACAGGCATAGTCACTCCTGTACCAGAAGCTGTTTTAAATGTTAATGTATAATGACTAGAACTTCGAGTTGTTGCATCTTCGACGAGATACATTTTTTCAATCGAATCAGGAACAGTCACATTACGATTCGCGGCTAACGTTCCTGTTAGCTTGATAATCATATTACGACCATTCGAAGAAGCACCATTACTGATGGTTAGTGCTTGATCAGAAGAAGCGACGTTTAAGGATAGATAACCACCAACAGCTTCTTCTACTAATTGTAGATTGGTGTTAGTGATTGTACCCCAAAGACCTGCTTTCTCACCGGTTGCGATGAGTTCGAATTTTTGAGATGTTGAATAAGTTGATGCCATAGTACCTCCAAATTTATATTATGTTTCGACGTTTGTCCATGTTTGACTTGCTCCCACATTGATTCCGGTCCATGTTTGGCTAGCATTTGGATCGATAGGGTTCCAAGTAATGACACCGGCTGCGGTTGTTGCACCGGTGACCACGTTAGTTGTAGGGGTGACATTCGCCTTACCAATGATGGTAGCACCATTGAAAGACATAGCAGAAGTCACGGCCCCTGCGGTTGTCAGAACAACACGAGCTCCTGCTTTCGCTACTACATCGCCAATCGATACAGTGACAGCATTGGTTGTAGCAGTGACGTTGGCTTTACCAACAATAGTCACTGTGCCGGAAGCAGCGGTGACGACATTGGTCGTAACGTCTACAAAAGCAAAATCTGTAGGTATAACATCGCCTACAGAAGCGGTAACCGCATTCCCTGTGAGAACTATATTAGCGCCACCGACAAGGGTAATATTACCGACAGCCGATGTAACCGAGTTACCGGTTAAAAAAACTTTATTTAAATCCGTTTGTGCGGAAAACGGTGACGATGCGAAAGCGTCAAAACCAAATAACATGGCTACGCTCCTGGGTCGGTTATTGTATTACCCGCGGCAACCCACTCAAGGATCTCTTGATAGTGTCGGTTTGCTGTGTCGTGAGGAACTGACCATTCTGTTCCGTCTGTATAGATTACTTTGTAAGTAAATCCACTCTCTGTATATATTTTTTCTACTGTATTAATCATAATTCTGCGTCTAAAGAAAGAC